GGACCTTCTATCGGTCCCTCACCAATCGCATCAATCACACTCATCATCTGCGTGGATTTGAGATTATCCTTCGCCTCGCGCGGTGTGTGTGCCTTACCGCCACCTTTTCCCATACAGCCTTCCCCTGAATAAATTAACCGCCACTTGCCATTCCGTACAGAAGTCGGATATCCTTCGCCCGAAAAGCATGAAACACATTTCTGCCATGCTAAAGAGAAACCCCGGTATCAGCAGATACCGGGGTTTTCTTTCATGCCCACCGATAATCCTGTTGGTTAAAACCGGTAATGGCATAAAAATTCTGAATATCTTCACATTTTCACAAACTGACTGTGGCGCGTATAATTTCTCTGCGTTAATTTTTTTGTCGTGATATAAGAATAATTCCTTACACTTAATCTTCGTAACTCTCCCGCAGTTCCTGTCCGCGATCACTGCGGGATTTTTTTATTCTTTTTACCCCTGCCGCCCGATAACCACGACCTTTCCGCCCCCGCCTTCATCACGGGTGCTGATGTCCTGGGATATACGGCGGGAGCCAACCTGCATTTCCCCGTAAGGCACCGGCATCGGGTTCCCCTGGGCAATCATGTTATCCAGCGAGGAAAAGTACGTGTTCTGTCTGCCGTTATCCGTTGCGCGGTAATCCGGTGTTTTTGCCTTCGGGGCCAGCATCTGGGCCACACCGCCCAGTATCATGCTGGCACCCAGTGAAAACAGCATTGTGGTGGCAGAAAAACCGCCGGCACTCAGGGCTGTACCCCATAACGCCATCGAGGCACCGGCCGTGAAGAAAGAGCCCACGATGGCTGCCGCCCCCAGCACAATCTGCAGTCCACCCTTTCCGGCCCCGGCCAGTCGCGGCACAATGTGGATGACCGTTCCCTCACCCAGCTGTTCGTGAAGACGGGCGTACACCGCCTCCGGTGCCGTGTCATCACCGGCAATACGTATCTGGTACCAGCCTTCGTTCATCTGACGGCGAAAGCCCGGCATCTGCATCGACAGGGCGCGAATGGCTTCCGCTGCCGTGTTCACATACAGGCTGAGGCGGCGGCCAAATCGTTGTAAATCCCCGTGAAGGCAGATGCGTGCCAGTGGCGGTGACGCCAGACAGAATGCGTTCGTCGTTGCCATTTTTCGGAATACCTCTCCCGTTTACTCAGTTGTTCAGGCAGATGGTGAAGCAGCTCACCGTTACCGCAGTAAATGGCGGCATGGTTCGGTACCGAAGCACCAAAGCAGCACAGCAGAATATCGCCCGCCTGTGCAGAGGACAGGGGCACCCGGTAAAAGCCGGTGACCGCCATATTGTCCAGGTAAAGGTTCTGGCCGTTGCGCCACCAGTCATCCTCGCGATGAAAATCCGGCATTTCAGTCCCCGCCAGATGATAAGCATCCCGGAACAGCGTGTAACAGTCCGTCACCCCGTGCTCAAAGCGCCGTCCCGTCAGATGTGGCACACAGCGGAATTTGTGAATGTCACCCCGGCAGACCAGCCACCAGGGCAGTGCGCTTTTTATCTGCAGCCGCCGGTCAGCCTCGCTCAGCCAGGGCAGCCCACCGGGATGACTGTGGACCAGTGCCACAATCTCCCCCTGCATCTCTGCCCGCAGCCAGTCTTCCGGTGCGATACGAAAATACGCCTCCGGCTCCGCGGAAATATTCACACAAGGGATATACCACTCCCCCTCCGGCGTGCTTATCACGAAGCCGCACGACTCCGCAGGCGCACACCGCCGGGCATGTGCCAGAATCGCTGATTCAGTCTGTGTCATAAACCGGGATTTACGTAAGCGTAAACTGACCGCCGTATGTAGCCATCAGACGAGAATTGGTAACTTAGACGCCCATCTGATATAGACGGACATCTAAGTATGGAATTACAGGACTGGCGAAAAGAACCTCGTAAAAACTATTCGAATGAATTCAAACTTCGTATGGTGGAACTGGCATCACAACCTGGAGCTTGTGTTGCACAGATTGCACGTGAAAATGGCGTCAATGATAATGTTATTTTCAAATGGCTCAGGCTCTGGCAGAACGAAGGGCGTGTTTCGCGGCGTCTTCCGGTAACGACCTCTTCTGACACTGGCGTTGAATTATTACCTGTAGAAATAACGCCGGATGAGCAGAAAGAACCTGTGGCGGCCATTGCGCCGTCTTTATCCACTTCCACTCAGACCAGAGTCAGTGCCAGTTCCTGCAAGGTGGAATTCCGTCACGGTAACATGACGCTGGAAAATCCATCGCCAGAGCTGCTCACAGTGTTGATCCGTGAACTGACCGGGAGGGGAAGATGATCTCACTCCCATCAGGTACCCGTATCTGGCTCGTTGCCGGCGTTACCGATATGCGTAAATCCTTCAACGGACTGGGAGAACAGGTACAACATGTGCTGAATGATAATCCCTTCTCCGGTCACCTGTTTATCTTCCGTGGCCGACGGGGTGACACCGTCAAAATTCTTTGGGCTGATGCTGATGGTCTGTGCCTGTTCACCAAACGCCTGGAGGAAGGCCAGTTTATCTGGCCTGCGGTACGTGACGGCAAGGTATCCATTACCCGCTCGCAACTGGCAATGCTCCTCGATAAGCTGGACTGGCGTCAGCCAAAAACATCCAGCCGTAACTCACTGACAATATTGTAAAAAACTCCTGACCGCATTATAAAAACGGTCATGAGTCAGAAATACCTCATTCGCATCGCAGAGCTGGAAAGGTTGCTCTCTGAGCAGGCTGAAGCCCTCCGTCAGAAAGACCAGCAACTGAGTCTGGTTGAAGAGACGGAAGCCTTCCTGCGCTCTGCACTGACACGTGCCGAAGAAAAGATCGAAGAAGATGAACGGGAAATAGAACATCTGCGGGCTCAGATAGAAAAACTGCGCCGGATGCTGTTCGGTACCCGTTCTGAAAAACTGCGTCGTGAAGTTGAACTGGCTGAGGCTCTGCTGAAACAACGTGAACAGGACAGCGATCGTTACAGTGGGCGGGAAGACGATCCTCAGGTTCCCCGCCAGTTGCGACAGTCGCGCCATCGTCGTCCGTTACCGGCACACCTTCCCCGTGAAATACACCGCCTGGAGCCAGAAGAAAGCTGTTGCCCGGAGTGTGGCGGTGAGCTGGATTATCTGGGGGAAGTCAGCGCTGAACAGCTGGAACTGGTGAGCAGTGCCCTGAAAGTGATCCGCACAGAACGGGTAAAAAAAGCCTGTACAAAATGTGACTGTATTGTTGAAGCACCGGCGCCGTCCCGCCCGATAGAGCGTGGTATCGCGGGCCCCGGATTACTTGCCCGCGTGTTAACGGGAAAATACTGCGAACATCTGCCACTGTATCGTCAGAGTGAAATCTTTGCCCGCCAGGGTGTCGAACTGAGCCGGGCCTTACTCTCCAACTGGGTTGACGCGTGCTGCCAGTTAATGACACCGGTGAATGATGCCCTGTACCGTTATGTAATGAACACCCGCAAGGTTCACACTGATGACACACCGGTAAAGGTACTGGCACCGGGTCAGAAAAAGGCGAAAACAGGGCGTATCTGGACGTATGTCCGGGATGATCGCAATGTGGGTTCGTCATCTCCTCCAGCGGTCTGGTTCGCGTACTCGCCGAACCGGCAGGGGAAACACCCGGAGCAACACCTCCGCCCCTTCCGGGGTATCCTGCAGGCGGATGCGTTCACAGGTTACGACAGGTTGTTCAGTGCAGAACGTGAAGGTGGTGCACTGACAGAAGTTGCGTGCTGGGCCCATGCCCGGCGAAAAATCCACGATGTATACATCAGCAGCAAAAGTGCGACGGCAGAAGAAGCCCTGAAGCGAATCAGTGAACTGTACGCCATCGAGGATGAAATACGGGGATTACCGGAGTCAGAGCGTCTTGCCGTCAGGCAGCAGCGAAGCAAAGTGTTACTGACGTCGCTGCATGAATGGATGGTGGAGAAGAATGGTACGCTGTCGAAAAAATCCAGACTGGGCGAAGCGTTCAGCTATGTACTGAATCAGTGGGATGCCCTCTGTTATTACAGTGATGACGGTCTGGCGGAGGCGGATAATAATGCTGCGGAAAGAGCGCTTCGTGCAGTCTGTCTCGGAAAGAAAAACTTTATGTTCTTTGGCAGCGATCACGGCGGCGAGCGTGGAGCACTGTTGTACGGGCTGATCGGCACCTGCCGTCTGAACGGTATCGATCCGGAAGCGTATCTGCGCCATATCCTGAGCGTACTGCCGGAATGGCCTTCCAACCGAGTTGACGAACTCCTGCCATGGAACGTAGTACTCACCAATAAATAAGCGTCAATACGGTGCTCCGTTGACGCTTACGGATTTACTGCGAAAGTTTATTAATGGAAAGGAAACCGCCAAAATTGCCGACATTCCTGCGCAGTTCACACCCGCGCATGCACTTGCTGCATCTGTCCTTACGGATATCCGTGGTGGGTTTATCGAACTCATCCGCCACAGCCCCGCCCGTGTAACCACACTCATCAGAGCGGTAGGTCCACATACAGGTGTTCGCCAGCATGATACGACCGGGAAACAGCGCCCCGTCCGTCTCGGTCGGTGTGGCCAGCACAAACGAGGCCGTCATGGCTGTCAGCGCTGACATCTGCTCCACCACCCACCGGTCCGTCAGCTCCTGCTCCGGGTCGGCCTCCGGATTGCCCGCAACGAAATTCACCGCATCCAGAAAACGGGCATACACCCGGCGGCGGACCACCGTGGCCCCCACCAGACTCTGCAGGTCTTCCGCCATCCCGGTGACCAGACCGAACAGATTGGACACCGTCAGCGACGGTCTGGCACTGCTGCCCTTCCCGCTCATCTCAAAACCGCTGCCGTCAATCGGGTATGCCTGATATTGCCGCCCCTGCCAGGTGACCGGCTCCCCTTTTTCATTCAGCTCATTACAGAAAAAATACCGCTCACCGCCCTGTACCGTCAGGTCGATTTCCCAGAGTACCACCCGCGGTGACTGCTCTGACTTAACCGACTCGTTCAGACTTTCTTCGTGAATATCCTGCATCAGTTCACCACCTGCTTAAACTCCGCGCTGAACTCAACGCGCAACATCCCGACCCGCGCAGACCACCCGGCACAGGTCACCTTTATCTGCCGGTATGCATAGGGTGGCTTCCACAAAAATGCCTTCCAGCCACCGTGCTCTGCCAGGAACGCTTCCAGATGCCGGGCCTCCTCCCGGGTCACGGAAAGCGTCACCCTGTATGTTTTCAGGTCAGCATTCAGCCCTGCCGCCATACGCTGTGAGTACCCGTCACCAAAACGCACTTCACGCACCGATGGCTGCGAGTTCACCTCCATATCCGGCTTCACTTTCCAGCGAAATGTTTTCATCGCCCGCTCCCCGATAACAGACCGCCATCACGCAACTGCAGCCGGAGCTCATCCTGCGCACCTTTACGGGCCATCTCATACACCGCTTTCATCAGCTGCGGCCCGGCCTGTCCGTTGATACCGTCGTTCTGAATCACCACGTGATTGTTCTGATTAAAATTAATGCCTTCGGCCCGCCGCATCTGCGCCGGACTTCCGGCAGCACCCACATACCCCCCTTCCGCATAGCCCCGCATCAGGCGGTACAGGTTCCCGACACCAATCCGGCTGGTTGCCTCCTTCGTGAAGACAAACTCCCCGCGGTGGACAATCCCCGCTGGCTCATATTTGCCGCCGGTTCCCGTAAATCCTCCGGTCGCAAAATGGAATTTCGCCGCAGCTGCCTGAATGGCTGTACCGCCTGACGCGGATGCGCCACCACCAACAGCCCCGCCAATAGCGCTGCCGATACTCCCGACAATCCCCACCATTGCCTGCTTAAGCAGAATTTCTGTCATCATGGACAGCACGGAGCGGGTGAAGCTGCGCCAGTTCTGCTCACTGCCGGTCAGCATCGCCGCCATATTCTGTGCAATACCATCAAAGGTCTGCGTGGCAGCACTTTTTACCTGCGACATACTGTCCGTGGCACTCTCTTCCCACTCACTCCAGCCGGACCTGAGGCCTGCCATCCAGTTCCCGCGAAGCAGGTCTTCAGCCGCCCAGGTCTTTTTCTGCTCTGACATGACGTTATTCAGCGCCAGCGGATTATCGCCATACTGTTCCTTCAGGCGCTGTTCCGTGGCTTCCCGTTCTGCCTGCCGCTCAGTCAGCCCCCGGCTTTTCGCATCAATGGCGGCCCGTTTTGCCCGTTGCTGCTGTGCGAATTTATCCGCCTGCTGCGCCAGCGCGTTCAGGCGCTCCTGATACGTAACCTTGTCGCCAAGTGCAGCCAGCTGGCGTTTGTACTCCAGCGTCTCATCTTTATGCGCCAGCAGGGATTTCTCCTGTGCAGACAGCTGGCGACGTTGCGCCGCCTCCTCCAGTACCGCGAACTGACTCTCCGCCTTCCACAAATCCCGGCGCTGCTGGCTGATTTTCTCATTTGCTCCGGCATGCCTCTCCAGCGTCCAGAGTTCAGCCTGAAGCGTCAGCAGGGCAGCATGAGCACTGTCTTCCTGACGATCGCCCGCAGACACCTTCACGCCGGACTGTTTCGCCTTTTTCAGCGTCGCTTCATAGTCCTTTTTCGCCGCCGCCATCAGCGTGTTGTAATCTGCCTGCAGAATTTTCCCGTCCTTCAGTGCCTTGTTCAGTTCTTCCTGACGGGCGGTATATTTCTCCAGCGGCGTCTGCAGGCGTTCATAAGCCTTCTGCGCCTCTTCGGTATATTTCAGCCGTGATGCCTCAGACTCGGCCCAGTCCTTTGCTGCCATCTCTCTGGCCTTTTCAAGATCGGCCTGCAACGTGGCGGCTGAAAGCCCAAGTTGCGCATTCGCTCTGTCCTCCCATGCTCCCCGGAGATTGGCAAGAAATGCGGATGTTTTACCGCGCCGGTGGCTCCGGCTCTGATACCACTGCCATTTTTTGTCCGCCTCATCAAAAGCCTTTTCTGCTTTCTCCAGCATTTCCCGGGCAGTGTCCGGGCGACCAATATCCAGCACCGAATCCCACATGGATTTGAATGCCCGTGCTGTCCTGTCTGCCCAGGTCTCCAGCGTGCCCATGTTCTCTTTCAGGCGGCGGGTCTGGTCATCAAACCCTTTCG